TAACTCACCTCCGGTGGGGTTCGCGCCCCACGGTGGGGATTTCTCCCCACATATTATTTTACCATATTCCGTTTCGCTCGCGACACGATGTCGTCATCTTTTGTGGATAACCACATATCGTATAAAACACAGCAAATAAGGAACGGCGCAACGGTAAAGGCGAACCAGAGAAACTTACCCACGTTTGAATAAGAAGCCAAAGGTGTCCTTACGCTCAATCTGATTCCACACCATGAGGAGGAATGAAGCAAGTACAAACACCGCTTCGACAGTGTGCTCTACGCTCCCTGTTTCAAACTCTACACCGAGTGATGAGAGGATAAACTCTATTGCAAGTACCGTCAATGCGATACCATTTTTTGAGAATGTCATTGTATTCCTTTTAGTTTTTTTAATAATTCCAGCACCCTTGTGAGTAGCGATACCTGTGCTTCAAGGTTCGCTACGTTCGGTGTTGTTTTCACATCGAAATAGGGTAGCGGGTCTATTGCTCCCTTGTACCCGTTCTCATACTCGGGTACGCGTATCTTCACACTGCTTCCCGGATACGCCCATCCGTATGCAGACTTCTCTACAAGTCTACACCCGAGGTGGAGGTGTGTTCCTGCGTATGGGTTGAACTTCCAGAATGGTGTACTCCCCGACACCACAAACCCTGTGTTACCCATGGTTGCAATCGGTTCTCCATCCTCTACAGGCATCCCCACTTCCACGAGGATGTCATCACAGTGTCCATACGTCCACTCAAGATTGAGTCCGTTGTATGAGCGTGAGGAGATGAAACGGACATGCTTTCCATATCCGTTAGGGTCATTCTTCACTTCAACCACCTTCCCTTTCTCTACTGCGAGCAAGAGTGTCCCATGTTCTGCTACGAGGTCAACACCATTGTGACCCTTCATATTCATGCGAGCGTAGAGTGATGGGTTCTCGCCGAAGTATTGAGTAATACTCCCTGCGGGATATTCCTTTAGTACGCACCCTGTGAATGGTAGTTTCATATAATCAGTTTAATTATGCTCACAATCACGTCCCGACTCTCCTTTATCCATATAAATGACCCACAGAGCGTCACCACGATGAGTGCTTTGAGTACCCACTGTTTCAGGTACGCCTCTTTCTGCAAGATGAGTTGCTCCAGTGCCCCGTCCCGCTCCTCCATGTCCTTTTCAAGTCTGCCCGTGAGTATCTCTAGCTTATGCACCCTCCCGTTGGTTTCCTTCACATGGTCAAGAATGCCTGTGAGCTTCTGGTCAATGCTCGCGAGCATGAGTTCTATTTCTCTGTTGGTGAAGGGTGTGTCAGTCATGTTACGCAAGACCATTCAATGTCTTCACAGACGCTATTGCTAATCCATTCAACGTCTTTACTGAAGCGAGAGCGAGTCCGTTGATGGTTTTGATTGAAGAGGAAGCACCAGCTATTTTAAGTTCAAAAGCAGTATTCCCTGATTCCTCCGTTCCAGCAGATATCGTTGCGTTAAGTGTCCACGGACTTGAACTTGCTATACCACCTGAGTCAAAAACGAATACCTGTCCATCAGAAGCTCCACTTCTCATTGTTGTGTTTGAACCTGCTGTATAGGTACGACCTCTTGAACAACCGAGACCACACCAAACCGCCCAAGAATTAGACGTGTCTGAGATGGTGATTGACATGCTCTTATTCCCGACATTCCCTGTCGTGTTTTGTGTGATGTTTGCTATGGGGGCAGAAGAATGAGTCCCTGAATATGAAACGGCGTGGTCATAAAATCCGTTGGTGAGCGAGTTTGTAGTTGTTGTAACTAAATTATTTGTACCCGTTGACGCACTCGCTTTGTAAAATGTGTAAGAATACACAACCTGCCCTGACTCATAGTTAGTTGAACCAGCTTGCGTCATCGCTGACCCCGCATACGTCATTGATGTTGCACCAGGGTTTGTCCCGTAAGAGATACTTCCATTTATTACAGTGTTTCCTGCGGTATTCGTAAAAGAATAGGTACACGAAGTACCTGTTACACATGCGGTATATTTGTTTCCTGAGTCAAATGCGATTGCCATATTATGGGTTTAATTCTTCCATTGGTGATTGTAAAAATTTTGCTTCTTTCTGTGCGATTATAGTCTCACGGTCGGTAAGGTCTGCTTTTTCTTTTACAGTCCAATCTTCTTTAATTCCTACATTCTCTGCCATAGCTTGCATGCTCGGTAAGTCAATCCCAGCGTTTACGTTTTTCACCACATCAAAACCACACGGGTTATTCCCCGCGAGCTTCACAACTCGCGTTGTGTGTTCGTAGTACTGCCCGTCTTCTAAGTCACCCGAAGGAGTATCAAGTTTGTGACGTTCTACGGAGCACACCCATTCGTATCCAGATATTGCTGGGGGTTGCTGATTATTTTTTCGTACATCATCGTGTTCTAGTTCTGTACACTCAACCTCAAACAACTCTGGGGTCACATTCCCGTCTGCGTCTAGTTTAGCGTACTTATGTACATGCTTTATTCCTATTACGTTTACCTTTTGCATATTTTATGTATGTGTCGTCCACGTTCCTGTTGGATTGAAATATATCTCATCCGCAGTCATCGCGTACCCTACTTGTCTAATAACGTAGTCTGTGGTGGTTGGTTGTGCCACGACAATATCTCCTGTTGTGCTCGCGTATACCTCTGCACCAATCGTGAGTGCGGGGAAGTTCGCGTCTGCACGAACGATACCATGAAGAAGAATGTTACACGCACTACCGTCTGTTGGAGCGTCTGTGAGCATAACCCCCAGAACACCACGAGCGTCACCTGTAGCCGCAGCCGCGACTGAAATATCTACCTTTTCCCATCGAGAGTCATCTTTGTCGAGTGTTACGATGTCACCAAAGGCACCACTACCTACGGTATACCCTGCTACACCTGTTACGGTGATACCTGAATACTTACCGTCTGCGCTTCCTGCGGGGTCGAGAGCGATTGAGGTGTTTTCACCGAGTGTGATTGAGCCTGTCATGGTGCCACCAGAGAGTGGTAGTCCTGTATTTGCGGTGAGAATGTTATTCCCTTCGATTGAAACAACTCCTGCTGATACTCTAGAAATTGTGGTATCAGAAGCATGATTAAGATTGATACTACCATTTATGTATACGTTTCTATCAAAAGTGATATCACTTCCGTCATTTTTTAAGATAATTTGATTGTATTGACCGCCTGTAAAATCTGCATTTTGCCAAGTAGAAAGATACAATGCTTGTCCAGCAGTTTCTAAATCAAGTGCCCCACCAGAAGTACGAAAACGGTATGCTTTTGTCGCTGTTGAAGCATCTTTAATAGTCAAATTACCAATGATTGGGTCAACACTTACAGAACCAGGTTTCCAATACTTATTTGTTGCGTCCCATATGAGTCCTTGCCCGCTTGTGGCTTGATGAATATACGTATCACTTCCATCAGCAATAGAACGTACTGCATAACTATTATTCCACGCTTCTCGTTCTCCCCCTGTTCCTACTGTCTTTTTATATCCAAATCCTGTATCAGTAGTTTCTCGATAACAGAAAGCAAAAGGTCGTATACCAAGCCCTCTCAATCTCCCTTGTCGTTCGCGAAGTCTCCGTGTATATTCCGCTTCGCTGACACCTTCACCTGCATACGTATTTTCTGTTGACCATTCAGTAGCCCACACTTTATCTGCACCAAAATTACTTACAGCATCTCCAGTATCAAAGTAGAAACTAGAATCGGCACCATAAAAGTTAAAGCCAAGATGACCCATAGAACCAACACCACCACCACTAGCCCACTGGCCTACAGTGTGAAATTCCGTTGCATAACCAATATTAGTAATGGCAAAAGATGTCGCAGAATCTACTGCGGTTGCAAGCGCACGAATATTTCCAGGAAAGTTTGTAGCATTTGTAAACGTATCTGCTGTTCTTCTACGAGAATACATTTCATTCCCTACATCAAAGGCATCTGCACCTGCATTATACGCTTGCGTTGCGAGTAAAATAACACGGTCACTATACCCATTTGCAATTTGCCATGGTCCTTGCGCGATTTTTTCAAAAGAAATTTTATACACAGATGTACCGTCTGGTGAAGGAGAAAATGTAACAAAACCATCTTCTGCTGCAATAGTAAGTGTTGTTGCAGTATTTGAGGTAATCATACCTGCTTGTCCGTTACCCGTACCAGCAGTTATATACACCTGAAATCCTGCCCATTCATTCACTGTCCAAGTTTTTCCTGAGTCAACAAGAGTTGTTGCAGAGCCACCTGTTGCAGTACCATTCGCATAATTGATAGTACTTGTTTGGTCAAAATTAGCACCTGCAAGTACAAATAATCCCTTCAGTTTTGCACGTTGAATTATGTTGTAAAATTGACTAGAAGAATCCCAATCAGTACTAGGGTTCATTGGATTCTGTAATACTCGAATTGACTGCGTACCGTGTGCAATCATGTCGTCAAGGTCTGCATCTATTTGTGCTGTTGAACGGGTAATATACCCCATTGATTCATGGTAATAGTTTATTCCTTGATTATATGCGGGTATAGTAGCACTGAATGTACCAGAACTTCCAACTAATTCGTATAATGTATCAGTATATGCTTTTACATCTGAAAGCATATTTGTCTTCGTAATATATTTTGCAGGTTCGTCTGAATCTGAAATATCACCGACAACAAAAACATCATTAGAATTTAATGTCGTCAATTCAGTTAATTGATCTGGTTCTTTATCTGAAGAATATGCCATATATGTATATTATACCACGCTACGCCACCACAGACTTGATAACAGCGAAACGGAAAATAGGGGCTTCTGAAATAGTCCATGTTGCACCACTTCCCGATACGGTAATATCACCCTTGTCACCGTCTGTGAGTCCTGCAACATCACCAACATAGAGAAAGTTTCCGTCGGTACATGCGGTATCGAACTGCGCTTTGGTACCCGTAATACCAACAATCGTAGTCTGGTCGCCTGAGTTGGTTCCTGAAAGCCCGAGGTCTGTCTTGAGGTTTGCCTTCGTAATTGACTTCACCACCTCATTCGTATCTGAGGTATCTCCAACGATGATGGTATCGTCTGTTGCAAGCGCAGTAAGCGCGGTGAGTTCGAGTGGTTTTTTGTCTGCGGAGTATGCCATGTGGTATTAGAGGTTAAATATCTTCTATTATATCATGCTATGCACTCAGACTTGCGGCGAGAGCAGCCTTCTTCTTCGCGTCTTGCAGTATCTTGCCCGCAGTGCCATCGGTGGTGTATGTCGTGAGGTCAGTCGTCCACGGGTCGCCTGCGCTACCCGCACCGTTGAGTTTCTGCCCCATGGTACCTGATTCGTTATAGTCTGCTGCGAGCGCACTCCATATCGCGGCTACAAGTTCCTGCGTTGTTGCTGTGCCAGAGTTGACGTAAATAGTCGCTTCAAGTCGTGCGTTACCTTTGAGGTTAGCAGTCATTCCACCAACACCAGCGAGTGCTGCGTTGAGCGGCACGAGCATCGCCATCGCTGCCGATAGAGAGCCTGTACCAGCGAGGTCTGCCGCCATACCAATCGTGAGTTTCATGTCTGCCGTAAGCGCACCTACACCTGCGAGGTTTGCCGCCATACTCGTAATGAGCGACATAGCAGCACTAAGTCCTCCCGCACCTGCGAGGTCTGCGGTCATGAACTTACCTGAGAGGAGGTTTGCAGTCACCGTTCCTGTCCCGCTTATTTGTGTTGTAGAAGACATCTCACCACCCTTGATAGCAAGAAGCCACGAGTACGGTGGTTGCGTACCTGTGGGTATACTTGCTCTGCTCATCGTTGAAGTCGTAGTCGTATCGGGTATATACATTGAATACCACTTACTCGGTTTGAAGTTTTGCTGTACGGAAAAATGACCGAGTTGGCGGTAAGGGTTGAAGCCGAATTGGTCAATGTTTCCGAGTATCATGTTAGTTCCATATGAAGTTAAGTGTTCCCGAGAACGCAGACGAAGCAGGAGTTGCTACACCTGAACCCCATATCCAGTAGAGTGCAGCACCGTCATAGATACGTGGAAGTGATGGAAGTTCCGTAACGAGGTTTTCCATAGTCGTCTGTCCAAGAATAGAGAGTGGTACTTCTGCAATTTCCTTAATCATAGCCACAGAATACTCACCAGAAACATACGACACAGAGTTCTGTATAGTATTGATTTCTGCAATACCCGCGTCACCTGCCTGAAGTGGCATTGTGTAGTTGTACTTACCAGTACCTGTAGCACCCGTATATAGAATATGTGAGTTCGACGCTGCAGTTTTACCGATAGGAAGTACCGTAGGCGTTGCACGAGATGCTGTTTGTGCTGAGTTTGTATACCCAAGAGCAAGGTTCGGTGTCGCAGCACCGAGCGCAGTAGCGTTTGAGTTGAAGAAGATTGCCTGTACACCTGCTCCGTTTGTATAGCGAGGGAGTAAGCGTGACATTGTGTGCGTACCTGTACCTGCATCAGTGATATTGATAGCCGTACCTGCTACCGCGTTTGCGTATGTAGTAGCGAGTTTGAACGTACTATCAGTAACCTTAATCACGTAGTAGTCAGTTGCAAGAGCAAGTCCCGCAGGGAGTGTTGTAGTCGTAGTAAGACGTACACGAGTTCCCGTGAGAATGTTCGAGGGAATGTTCGTGGTTGACGTCATAGTGATGATGTCTGTTGAAGCATCTGCGGAGAACGTATCACCATAGCCGAGCGTGTTTGTTGTTGCCTGTGCAGTTGCTGTCGTCACTGAGGTAACGCGGTAGAAACCTACTACGTCTACAAGTTTGAGTATCCCAGGAACAACCGTAGCCGCAGCACTTTGCGCTGCGAGTGACTGAAGATACTTGTAGTATGTCGGTTGTACGTTGCCTCCGTGTTGGATTGCCCCTGCGTTTGTCGTAGTGTCTGTAACACCTTGAAAGAGTAGGTTCGTACCCGCGTTGAAGATAGCATCAGCACCTGGATTACCTGCGCCACGAAACAGCGTGTGGTATTCGTTTGCTACTGCTGGAGAGGTTGGGTTAAAGTTCTTTCCCCACGTTGCTTTGAAACTCTGCCCATTAGAGTTTGCGTTTATAAGTTGGTCAAATGATGCAATGCCTGCCATAATAAATTATTTAATTATTAATTCCATACCGTCTTAATGGTCCCCATAATGGTATTACCTACAAGTGTACCATTCGGCATACATAGATACCCCAGAAACGCATCGTCGTAGATACGGGGGAGTTGCGAATGGTGAATGAGGTGGTCTATTTCTACAGGAGCGTTTGTAGTACGTAAAAATGTCTCTGCGAGAGGTTTTACAAGAATGAGTGTAAAGAACCCTGTGTCTATTCCGTTCATTTGTACTGATTCGATACTGCGTACACCCCTATCACCGTCTTGAAGTGTAATGAATGGTCCTCCAGTACCGAGGTTCGTCGGTGTAAGGCATGATGTTGTTACTGTTCCGAGAATGGACGACGTATTCTGTTGCCTGATAGGGGTCTGCCTACCCGCAACACCGTCACTATTCGTATAGTTCACGACGAAAGTCTGCCCGCCTGTTCGCGCACCAGTCGTAATAGCCATCATCTGTACGCCTACACCATCAGTGTAACGAGGTAGTGTGAGCGTATTATCCATCGTTTGTAACGCTGTCTCAGAGTCGTCGACTGTTGGATAGTATAAGAGGTAGTCACAGAGCATCATCGGCATCGGAAGTGTTGTCGCAAGGTTAGACATTACAATCGTCTTGCGGAGATACTTCTGAGCAGGGCTTACGTTCGGACCGTGATAGAGACCTTTATCAGTCGATTGCTTAATCTGAGTAGCCGTAAGTGGTGCCGCATCAAACCACTGCTTTGCAGGTGGCATACCAGAAGTGTTGGCAAGGTCAAACCATATCCCCGCAGTTGTAACTTGCGAGGGGGTTTTACGCCATTGGTAGTTGCGAGTCTGTCCTTTCAGTTCGCTGTCCACCATTTCTTTTATGCCATTAAATCCTGCCATACTATATTTCCTTTGCAGTTAATGTGAATGAGAATCTGCGTTTCGTACTGGAGTCTTCTATCACAATATCATTTGCAAAAATATCCGTTTTATTTTCCTTGAAGAACTCTGTACCAAGCACCATAGACATCATTTGCTTCACCACCATCGCTGATTCTTCGGTGAGGTTATTGTTTGCCTTCTTGACCTCGGATAGAGAGCCTACACCCGCAGCAACCGCAGACATATCGCAATATATAGTACTCCCCTCACAACACTTTGTGGGAGGGACTACTTCTTTTTTACAGATACTGCATGTGTACATATTAAAGTTCTGATGATGTTATTGCTACTTCTACGCCTTCTTCTTGAAGCACTTTATACCGTTCCGTCATCGCGCGTAAATCGGTAAAGAGTTCAACGGTGTCTGTCTCCTTTATGATAACAACGTGTACTATCATACTAATCCTCAGTTACGACGAGCGCACCAATCGCAAAGAGTGCAGTAATACCAGATGAAATATCACGAGGAGTTGTAAGTTCTCCTGAGTAGAGAATCTGCCCTGCTCCTGATGTTGTCGTAACGATTGACACATGAGTAATGGTGTTACCTGTTACTCCACATTCTGGGAATGAGATTTGTGCGGTATTGCTTGTCGAACCACCCGAACCTGCGGTAAAGCCAGTCGCTGCGGTTACTGTTTGACGAGCGTAGTTAGTAAAGGTTGCCTCACTTGTTACTGCTGAACCAGCATCCCCTGGGTCTGCGGTATGAAGTGCGATGTATCGGTTAGCGTTTGCTCTCCATGATGGGTCTTGCCCACGAAGGATTGCGTCTAGTGTCTCGTTCTCGGTTGTGTTAGCCTTGCTCATAAGTTTGTTTAATTGGTTAAATTGTTACTAATTATATCACACGTATGATACACCTGTGAGGTTATCACCTGTATATGTAAGTGTTTTTGTCAGCGATATACCACTTGGCGTCGCTCCACTTAATACTACACTGGTAAGGTTATCACCAGTGTAATTCAAAGTCTTTGTTATTCCACTCACATACGCTATCGAAGTGAGGTTGTCTCCCGTATAGGTAAGTGTTGCATCAGTGGCGTCGAGGTTTTTCGATACAGTCTCGAAGGTGTTGGTGGTGCTGCCACCTGTTGAGTTTATTACAGGTCTTTGCGGGTCTGTCTTGTCCACAGTCACATTCGCACCCGCAACAACGTCGCGTATGACGAAACCGAAGTTCGTCTCGTTCTGTTTAGGTAAGTTTGTTACCTTCTCATCAACAGTTGTTACCTTCTCATCAATGGTTGCTATCCTGTCCTCAAGGTAGGCAATGGTGGCTTCATCTATTACACCGTCGATGCCATCTATCCCAGGCTCACCTTTGTCTCCCTTATCCCCTTTTGGACCAGGAACAGTAGAGTCTTTACCATCTCGTCCTGCAGGTCCAGGAACAACAGAGTCCTTACCGTCACGACCCGCGGGACCTCGGGGACCAGTATCTCCCTTAGGTCCTACTTCACCGTCTTTTGCCTGTCGTAACGCAGGTATTTGGCTTGCAACCTCGCTTATTTTGTCCTCAAGCGCAGTAAGCTCAGATACGATAGCAACCTCCTTGCCGTCAATGACCTTCGCAAGTTTTTCTAGTTTCTTTAGTTGTTCACTGGTGAGGGGTTGCATAGTGGGTTAGGTGGGTGTAGGGTTATTGGTATATGCACATTATTTTAATCATTCTCATTATTTTGTACGTGGTGTTTCGTTTGCCGAGGTTGTACGATTAGTCTTTCTTGTTTGCCTTCTTCCATATGTCGATAAGTTGGTTTTTTGTGAGTATCATATCTTTGTTCCAGATACCGATATTCTTTCCTCTCATACCTACGTCCTCGTAAGAAATCATTCCGTCATATCCAAGTTTCTTATATACATCCACAAGAGCGAGGTCTTCTGCAAAGTGTGACTTTCCTCGTATCGCCCCGTCGAGTAGTTCATCTACACTGTTACCAAAAGTTTGATTGAATCCGCCTTTGTTGCTGTAAGGGACGTGTGCGTTTTTGATTTCCTGTATTTTATTTCGTATCGCAGAGATTTCTTCTGGTGTAGCATTTTTAATGTCAATCAGTTTTGCTTCTGGTTTAATATGTATGTCGTTTATTACTGCATCCTTTCCACCATAACCCATCGCATAATCCTTGCTATTGCTTGAAAAAAAAGTTTTTGCATATTTTGAGCGACCGAACTGAACACCTGCCGACACGTCAGCACCACCGTGATACGCATTTGTTTGTGCCTTCACAAACTCCTCCGCACTCTTGTACTTCTTTGCTTCGGTGTAGAGGGGGTTGGGGGTGGACTTTTTTTGAGAAGAAAGACTCTCCGTTGCCTTCTTTCCAGATTTTAATCCTTCGGAAGCTTTGGTTTGATTAGCCTTCTTCCAGATGTCGGTGAGTTGGGATTTGGTTTTGATTTGGTCTGGAAAGAAGACCACGTATACATCCGTTGGTAGGGGGTCTTTTGTGTTTTTTATAATGACCGCATCGTAACCCTCTTGTTTAGCTTTCCTTATTTCCTCTGAAAAGTGGAGACTCCTGCCGCCATCAACACGTTCATCAACCAAGATTTTAGGGTTCTTGAAGTCGAGGTATGACTCCTTGAGTTGTCCGACGTCAGTCGTTGCACGTTTTTTTGTGATAGCCGATTCATCAACTACCTCCTTGAATGTTTGTATCACATCATCAAACCATTTTTCCTCTTGAGGAGTCCGAGCAAACAGCGTTTTCTTTTTTTGTAAATCTTTAATCCCTGACTCAATCCATTGGTTCTTAACATCGCCCCACATTCGGATACCAAGGTCATCAAGTCTCAACTCTGGTGGCTTCACCACAGATGGTTCATAATATCCGCGAGATGAGCTTGGTAAGTCAATGCGAGTTCGTAAGCCCTTTTCCTTCAGTTTGTTTACGAGAGAAGCATTTAGTTCGGTTGCAGTTAGTTGATTTGCTTCTCGTATACTTGGCTTGTAATGAAGGGCGTTTTCCTTGGAAGATGCAAAGAAGAATCCCTCCTTTGCTGATTCAACACCAGTATTTGTTCCAAGTAAGTCCGAGCGGAACGTGTCAAACTTCGAGCGTGTTCCATGCCAAACAGGCGTGCTTGCCTTCACAAACTCCTCAGCACTCTTGTACTTCTTTGCTTCCGCTTCAAGACTTGATGTCTTACCAACCACATCTCTCATTACACCATCCTTTGCATCAAAAACATCCTTTGCAAAGCGTATTACCTCTTCACGTGTTGCCTTACCAAGACCCATATCAGATAGAGTCCTATTTACTATGGGGTCAAGTATTGCGTTGTCATAATCATCAATAACTTTAGCAAGGACTTTCATATCTGCCTTGTCAGCGCGTTTAGCCACGCTTTCTAGTGTGACTGTTTTCTTTATACTCATCCCCACAGAACCGTTCTCATTAAGGTATTTGATTGCTTTTTTGAGTTCTTCTACGAGTGCTGTATACACTTCTTTAAGTGCCGCCACGAGTGTGAAGTCACCTTTTGCGATTGCTTTTTTCTGGTCTGCAACGTTCTTTGCAATATCTTTCTCAAGTTTATTTATCTCCTTTGTCTTTGGAACACCAGCCTTCGCCTTAATTGCTTTGTCGGGAATACTGAGTCGCGCTTTTTCAAGTACTGCACTCTTTGGTAGTCCCTTGCCTCCACCCTTAAATGTACGAGACATTCCCATCCCCTTCAGTGCCGCAGCCGCTTCTCCGCCAACAATTCCACCGACTGCCGCACCGACACCACCACCCACTGACCCTGCCGCCCCTCCAATGAGTGTGCCTGCCACTGACGCGGTGTACTTCCCAAGTCTTCCTCCTTCTGCACGAGCACCGTCAAGACGCTCGAGTCGCTTAATGTCATCGAGGTACATGGATAGTTCTTTATTTATTGACTCCACATCAACCTTTGTACTATTTTCCTCAACAAGCATCTTATACGCTCGAGCGACGGCTTTGCGATATGTGGACTTCTCAGGTGGTGTAAGGTAGTTTATGTTTTTTGTAGTAGCAATCTTATTGTCGTGCAAATAACTTAGGTCAACAATACTGCTACCCTTAGTGCGGACATTGAGACCTTCTAATTCTTTGTCTATCTTTTTGAGTGCAGCCACAAGGTCAGCGCCCTCAAGCCCACTCTTTCCGACCTCGCGAACGAGCGCCTGCCGTACCATTGTTACTGGTATTGTTTCCTTTGACTCTTTAAGACCCTTGCGCACGATATCTTCGAGTCCGTCAATCGTTTGCGCTCTATACTGGTCAATTACTCCTCCTGGAGTCTTTGTACGAATAACCCCATCTGTATCGACTGCACCGTCAAGTACGTTCGACTCTGCGATACGCGCCCTGGAAGCCTCGACATCTTTTGAGTACAGATTTGCCTTCCGCGTTCCCGCGTACTTATCTTCTATCTTTGCAATTTCATCTACTACATTCTTGACGCCTCGTTCATCTAGTTGCTTTGCAACTTTCGGTACAATATCTTCAGTCGCCTTCACAATACCCTTCCCCGCAACCTGCGCTCCCTTACCTACTGGAATGAATGAAGCGATATTTGTAACGTCACGGATGTCTTGTGCAATTACTGGGTGATTTTCTTCAAACTTTTTCCATTCTTCTTGCGATACCGATGTTGCGGTATTTGCAATATCGAGCACCTTTGATGTACCACTCTTCATAGCAAACTTCTGTACTGTTGGTATATTCGATACAGTGTCTACAATTTTACTGATTGCTGGCGAAAGCGCAGCGCCAATTACATCTGCCGCTGCACCAGTAACAGCACCCCCTACACGAAGTGCTGTTCTTCCTGGAGCGAGGTCGCTTGGCTTATCTGCCCACAGTGCATCGCCAACGTCTTTTGCTCGGTCAACTAATTGACTACCAAGACCGTCTTGTTTTTCTTGTGTAGGATAATATGTTTGTTCATACTCTGCGCGCGTCATGCGAATTGGTGCGGGTACTTCATCGTCAAGTGTGGAAGTAGCAGAAAAGACTGGCTTCACGCCGTATAGTTTCTCATACTGTGCGCGGGTCATTTGAGTAGCCATAATTTAGTCAATTATTTCAATTTGAGTTCCGTCTGGTGCGGTAATTATATTTGAACTTCGTGTTATTTGCCCAGCGAGACCGTTTTGTACAGCAGTTTGCATACGGTTAAATAGACTATCGAGTCGTTGGACTTCTTTAATGTACTCCTCGGGTGTTTGTTCTGCTGGATTGAGTGTTGAGCCTGTAGAACTCATCAAGCGTACATCTGCATTAGACATCTGAGGACCAAAAAACTTCTTTACATTCGGGTCTGTCATGAGTGAAAGCACATTTGTTTTAAGTGTGTCGGTTTGATTTTGTAGTTGCTTGAACGCTGTATTCCCAATGAATGTGTTTCCAATACCCTGTGTGATTAGGCTCGGTCCAACCGGTGTTCTGAATATCCCTCTATCTTTTGCATTTGCGATAGCGTCTTTTGCTGTGTTACGAAGGAATGAAAGTTGGTCGAGTGATTTTTGTGCGGCATCTGGTGTACCTACCCCAGCCCCACCCACCGGCTTTACTTCCAGTGTGTTCTTGTTCACCCATGAACTTACACCATTCACATCCTTTAGTTCCCATGCTGACGACCCTCCGCTCACTGGCTTCACCACCTGTCCCTGCAACCTCGCCAAGTCTGCGATGAATGTAGGAGACTTCGTATCGAGTGCCATAATGCGCCCTGCAAGTGTTGACTGGCCTGTTTCAAACGCTGTATTCGCAAGATTATTCGCCATGGTGATGTTCCTATCCTCAACCTGCCATGCTCGTGTCTGCTCCATCTTCTTCTGGTCTGCAATCTTTGCTTCTTGTGCAGTTAAGAATCCATACACAGCCTGTATTTTAGATGCTTGGTACTGATAGTTAGCCTGCGCATCTTGTGCCTTCGCAGCATAGAGACGGTCTACATGAGCACGTGCTGATTCCAAGTCTCCCTGTGCTGCAGAGAGTTGCGCTTGTAGCGGGAGTGCCTGTATTGCTGCTTCGCGTCCAATACGTGCTTGCTCACCACCGAGGAAGGCAGTTGTCTGACCACGCCCCTGTCCCTCTAGCCCGATTTGCTGTGCGTCACGAGTCGAGGTGATAGTGTTTATCTGATTTTGGAGTGACTGAACAAGTTGCTCCTTTGGTCTGAGATACTTCTCTCCCGCCGCGACCTCTTTTTGTGCGTTGAATGAGTTATTTTTGAAGTTTGAATCGAGCGCACTCATCATCTGATTAAACGATGATACCGCTGTATCTGGTTGCGCTACTTGCGGAGTGTTTACAAAACCCTTCGCAGCGTCGTATGTATATGCTCCGTTTGAACCCGTTGCGAGTGCGGAGTTTATCCCGTCAGTAACTGCGGTCATATCGTTAGGTACTGGTTTCTCTGGTAGCGTAATCTTCGATACGGGTGCTATCTTTGCGGAGTTTATTACAGGAGATACGTCTTGTTGACCCTTGTCGTATGAAGAACCTTTATATGATTTTGACCCCTGCGAACGTGTCTGAGCAACCATGGCATCACTCTTTGCAGTATTTATGCCCATTGACTTCGCTACCGAAGCAACCCCTGAAAGTTTAGACGCAAGTGCCTGTACATTTTTACTACTAGATGATGATTTCGGTGCCATAAAATTATTATAATTATACCATGCTATACCTGCGACCCCACGAGTGCCCACGTATTCGCGGCACTACATACATAGAGTTTCCCCGTACCTGAATTGACATACAATTCACCCTGCTCACACTTCGTTGGTGCTGCTGCGAGTGTCGGAACCTTAAAGCGACCATTCATGCGTACGAACTTCGTGTGGTCTTGCTGTCCTGAGAAATTGCCACGATAAAACTCCGCTTGGAGCGACTCAAGTTGCATTTTTATTGCATTTATTTGGTTTTGTAAGTCAATCGGCATATTATATTTTATTAGGTCTTCCCCATGTATCGGTTGTTTTGTGGCAATCTACACAAAGTGTACGTCCATTATCTATAGCAAAACGTAGCTCTGGGTAATTACAAAATGGCTTTATATGGTCTGCATGAAGAACTACTGTCTTACCGCGCCCCTCATAGTTATAATCTCCACACCAAACGCATTTGTAATTATCCCTTTCAAAAACTGCCGTTCTCCAAAGTTTATATTCTAACGATGTCCGTATTAGATGATTTTTTTCTGTCACCCCACCCTTCCAAAGATTGGACTTGGCTCCAGCTCTATTAGGACGTTTAACACCCTTTTGCGCTAGACTTAATTTTTGACGAATTTCTTCTGAAAGTTTTTTACCCTTATTCCAAGGTGTATGGCCTGTTTTTTTCCCTTTGTTCCAAGCTACCATTTTACCTTTTGTACCCTTATTCCACGGTATGTGTCCCTTTAGAGAGTTACGCATCTTTAAGAGCGACTCTGGTGAAAGTTTGTGTCCTTTTTTGAAATAAGTATCAGAGCTAGCCATGTTATGGAGTATCGTTAATTCTTGCAGTTGCTGTTATTCCTATGATTTCCGCACCACCGTTTGATTCAATTCTTACGGTAAGTTCTTTACCTGAGCCAAAACTGAGTTCAGAAGACTCTATGTTTAGGAATGAATGTGACAGTTCTCCAACTGTTGAGAATGTTCCCGCAGTGGTGTACGTGGTTGCATCATCCCACTTGTACTTTGCAGTCACGCTCTCTCCGGTTGCTAGTTTTCTAAACGCTACATTTAATTTTAGCAGTGTTTTGTCTGAAAAGGAATCACCAAAATCTAATATCTGAGATTCGTATATAGATGTGGTTGTATAGACCGCGCTGTCGTTTGTTTTTGAAATACTCCCATCTCCTGAGTGGGTTAAAAATACAAAATTACCAGCCATCCCAAAACTTTGGATTCCACTAGTATTAATAGTGTCATCAATGATATCCAATGATAGTGAAAACGGAAAATTAACATTCTTACGTCCGAAACTCCACAAGCCTTCGTTATACGTTGTCCCCACTGAGTCCGTCATTATCTTCGCCGCCCAGAATACGCGGTTATTCTTCACCGCCTTGTTGAGTGGGATAGTCTTCCCCGTGAGTGCCTTTGTGAAAACCTCTTTCACTACCTGTGGTGCGCCTCCTTGATAGATTTGCACAATCATAGACCCCTTACCCGCACCTGTTGCGTTGTTGAGGTAGCGGTCTGATACCCCCACGAGTATACCTTCAATAGTTTCGAGTATACGAAGTTCCCCCTCTCCCCAGTCAATAGATTCCTGAATGTCTGTGCTTGTTCCATCCCATAGCAATACCTTACTTACTCCGTTGTAGTTTGAAATTGGTGCAACACCGATTGCGATGTACTTACCATACGCTGCGAGGGAGGTGATTTTGATGTTTGTTGGAAGCACAAGGTACGCGTCTGAGAATGTAGTCGCGTCTGTTGCTCGCCATATCTTGTTGTTGTATGCGAGATACAGATAGTCATTAAACACGAGCCCTTGTGCAACTGATGTGATTGTAGAACCTGTCGTACTTGCACTGTTTGTTATTGATGGTGTACCACTAAGAAGCCCCCACTTAAAGATTTGGTTTGTGCCTTGGAAACCCCAAAGATAGTCTTTGTATTCAATGAGGCACCCGTTCTGTACTGCTCCATTTCCTTCTGATGATGCAGGGAGTGTCCAGTTACTCGAAAGGAAATTATTTTCTGTTTTATATACAATCTTTGTATTTCCTGCACCTGTTTGCCCAAGTCCGTAAAACACCGCAGTAGTAGTGGTTCCCTTTGCAGAAGCGTAGAGGAAGTCTTTGACGACATACTGCTTCATTCCTGTACTTGTGCTCCCATCATTGGTGTCTGCTTCGAGTGAACGATATGGAATGAGTCGAGTTGGGTCAGTAAAGATGTCGAAGTGTTTAGATACTTGGAACTTACTTGCATTGTTCTCACGTGGTGAGTCGGAGATACCACCTGAGAAGTTATTTATGCGGATTTCGGAGAGTTTAGACATTTAGAAATACGTTACAACCACAACCAATCCACCACCGCCCGCACCGCCCGCTCCGCTGGTAACAGTGCCAGCATCGCGGTACGCTCCAGCTCCTCCTCCACCACCGCCACCATAACCTCCAGCCCCGCCAGCTGTGCCCGTTCCGTTTGTCGTATTACTTCCTCCGCCACCACCGCCCGTTCCACCTGAATACTCACCCACAGTTGGAGAAACACCTGCACCTCCCGCTGTTGGTGTTGTTGACCCCGCCGTTCCACCTGAACGAGTGATGTACGGTGTGATTGAACCACCAGATTCTCCGGCACCCTTAGAACCCGATGTGTTACAACTACCACCTCCACCTCCTCCTGTCGAACCTTGTGTTGTGTTTGTCCCAGCAGTTGCCGAACCTCCGTTGACAGAACCAGCTCCACCTGCTGAACCAGAAGCATTTAATCCACCTCCTCCCGCACCACCTGTGCCAACACCGAGTCCTTTAACACCACCTGCTGAGGCTAGGTATGCCCCAAACGATGAAGCACCTCCATCAACTCCGTTATTACCAGCGGTTGTTGCCGATGCGGAGACGGCGGCTCCAGCAGTACCACCCGCACCTACCGTCACGGCAACGGTTGAACTTAGAGCTGCGGCTGGGAACCGACTGTACGAGAGCCCTCCACCACCACCACCACCCCCTCCTTGAGATGTGTTCGTTGTGCTGACACTTCCACTCGCTCCTCCACCGCCTCCTGAGAGTACAAAAACATCCACAACCTTTGCTCCAGTTGGTTTTGTCCATGTCCCTGAACCAGTGAATGCCTGAACATCTGCGTTTACCGAGGCAAGTCGTGTTGCAAGTTTCGCTGGTGTGACAACTAATTTCGCACCCGTGCCCCCGGTTGCTGTTCCTGCCGTTACTTCGGCATCAGTCGCCTCCTCCACAATTCCCTTTGTAGTCTCGCTCGCATTGACATTACCTCCCGCATCGACGTATTGCCTCGTTGCAAGTGTTGTTGGGTAGGTAGTATTGTCAGCAGAAGCAAACGTGCTGTCAGTCGACTTGTTTGCTACCTCTTCCTTCTCTGCGTTGAGGGCGGCGAAGTTGTCGTTTATATTTGCACGACTATTTGTTATGAGGTCTGTGGATTGTATTGTTGTTAGTGTTGACATATATTATGTTGTTTAACTTCAAAATATTCACTTATATAGTCAATATGTTTTGTATACTTACGTGCATTACAACTAAAACAAAGTGGTTGTATATTATCAATACTATTTCTACCACCCTTAGAGATTGGAATGATATGGTCGACCGTCAATTTTATTTCCGGCTCTTTGCGCTTGCAACATAAACACATATGTTCACACCTATCTAATAAGAGTTTCCATTCAGCAAGTGTGTAGGAACCACCATTACCTTTTTTGGCTGCTTCTCTTTTTTGTTGCGCTACTACAGCAAGTGCATTACTATCCCCACCCTTCCATCTTGGGTTTTTTTCTCCTGTGAGACCACTATGTTGTTTGCAGTTTTTTGCACCAAAAGATATAACTTTTTTACATACACCACACTTAAACCTTTCTTTTCCACCCCTCCATTTTGGGTTATCACTTCCTATTAAACCCGCGTGTCCTTTTTTATAACTCCCTGCATTTGTCATGTTCTTACCTTTGTTATAAGGAATATTCCCTTTAGGGAAACGGTGAGTTAGGTTCTTAAGTTGTCTTTCTGTTACCATAATATCCTTATATTATAACACTTTATACGGGTTTACTCTCATTTGTAATAGCCGTGTATAACTTTGTGTTATTGACTAAAAGTTGTGAGGCTTGGAGCCATGTCCTTGTTTCTTGTGCGTAAGTATACGGATTAGTTCCCCACGTCTCTCCAATACTCGCCTTCGTACTGTTTGTCATTCCACCAAGCCCGATAGCACCAATGATGAGTCGGAAGGTACTACCCACCAATAGATTGAAACCGCTACCGATGTTTAGTTCGGTTTGTGGTGTCGATACGTTGGGCTTGTCTTGGTTTATCATACTGAACAAACTGATGGTGGCATCATTACAGGCGTCTCGTCGGTGTTCCTGTGTGCAAAGTATTCCTTCATCTTCTTTTCCTCCTTCTGCATTTCCACGCTAAGTGGTTGCAAGTTAGCAAGTCCAAGGGTGAGTGCTCCGTCATACGCTGCTGCGATGACGAAGCCACGATGAAGAAGCGGTGACACGCCCGGCTCTTTCGTAGTGTCGGTAGCAGTGAAGTATGAGCCAGTGCGCTGGAAGTAGAACTTGAGTCCTGATGTCACGCTCGTCGCTGGTGTTGGGTAGAGCCGAATGATGTTATCCGCAATCTTGTCGTAGTATACAGGCTCTCCGTCAACACTTGCATATTCATCAAGTGCTCCTTCGATATCAGACTGGTCTATAGGTTCTAGTTTCCTGTATTTCCCGTTGCTATCAAGAATATCAATCCGAGTGAGATTGACTATCTTATTGTTTTGCTCGTCAGTAAGGAATGAGTAGTCAGATTGTCCACCTACAAGGTTAGTCGTACCAATAGGAAGTTTTGTATGATTTGTGTCGTCCCACTGAAAGCGTCTATCATTACCTATGGCATATCCTCCAACTGTATCAAGGTAATTGTTGCAAGAGTTTACAATGCGTGACGTAGGCCACTGCGTTGCATCAACTCGCATAAGTGCTCTGACCTGCTCGACAATCCCTGTGTTATCTGTTGATGATGAGAATACCATGATTATGATTATATTAATTACTGTGTCCACCCTCCCACGAATGAGAGAGTGAGACAGGAACTAATCTGGAATGATAGCAGTCTGGTAAGCACCAATCGCGGTACGTCCTTCAAGCATCCAACCGATTGTGTTGTCAATCTTGGTTACTGTATAGACATTACCTGCTGTAAGAAGTGCTTCTTGTGTGCCGTCACTATCCACGTTGTTAATCTTCTCATTTGAAGATGCGGGAGTTCGGAGTTCCGAGTTCGCTGCACCTGCAATGATAGTGATTGTGTGCCCTGTTGGTACATGTGCAAGTGATGGAAGGACCGTAAAGTCATTCACATCAGTTACGTTTGCTGCAAGGCGCACTGCGCGCACGTGCGCGGCAATACTGTTGCCCGTACCCTGTGCAGCGGTTGGACTAAGAGTGACAGAGTAAACCTGTAGTCCTTCAAGTACTGGTCGTTTCCCTTGTGATAGTGCCATGGTGATTTTATGCTATTTGCTAATAAACGGCTTAAAACCTAGGCTACAAGGATGTCAAAGAGTACAGGTACAACCTTTGTCCACGCCTTGAACTTGCGGTCAATACGTGATTCAAGTCCAATACCTGAGATAACTCCAGGAAGAGTGCTTACGTAAGGATTTACGATAGTCTTTACCTTTCCGTATGTAGACTTTACGATACCAACCATAAACGCTTTCTTGACACCTCCGAAGACGTGACCTGCTGCGTTCTTGCTTGTTGAGTAATGTTCTACACCGAGGTAACGGAAGCCCTGCTTGATACCGTTTTGGAGAGCGTTATCAGCAGTATTGAATCCTTCGCTTGAAGCAAGTTGCTCTACAAGAGTAAAGTCTGCTTCACGCCACTGGATGAACATACCGTTGCGGTCTGCGAGGTCTGCACCTCCTGCGGTTCGGATAGCCTCCTTCATCTTGGTGATGATGAGTTTGATGTTTGAGAGTGATACAGTGATGTTACCCGCAGCACCTCCGATTGAAGCGTTGTCAAAGTTAGTCCACTGTGCGTGCTCTGCAAGCATCGCAGTCTCCATTCCTTCGTTGAGAACGACAGCCATGTTGTCTGCGAGTTCCATGAAGTCAGAGAATGACTTTTGTGCGAGGTCTGCATCATCAACGTGTTGCATTGAGTATACATAGTCGCTGATTGTTACTGATTCATCAGTAGTAACTGATGCAACAGAAACAACACCTGCGTAACGTGTACCAGTTGCCTGTGTAGCGTCAGTGAGATATGGGTTCTTAAGTACTCCTGTGTCTGTGTACTTTACATTACAGATTTCCTTCCACTTCATTGGAGCGCTGAGGCGCTCCTGCAATTTCGTCTCTATTTCTAATGATGGTATGAGGGCCATGATTGTTGATATTTACTGATTAAATATCAGACACTTTTGATTTACGAATTATAGAATCCTTCTTTGTTTTTCTCCTTTGCTTCCCGGTGTGCGAGAACCTTACCACGCATTTCTCTAGGAACATCCTCGAAAGGTTTTGCTGCCCAATACTCTACGCTGTCAGTTGCTACGCCACCAGAACGCTTGCCTTTGATTGTTGCTTTATCAGTCTTATCGAGTGCTCGTCTCGTCTCAAGTGCTTCCTGGAAGTACTTGCTTTCGAGAAGTGAGTCAACATCCTTTCCTGATGCCTTCATCTCGGCTTTAACAAAGTCAAATTCATCTGCGTTGATGCCCGAGGCTTTGAGATATGCCTTGACATCGTAACCGAAGTTATCTGATTCTTCTGTGCGTTCTACTTTCTTCGTCTTATTTCTCTCTAGGATTGCTTTGTTTTTAAGAGCCTCCGCTTTCCAATACTCGATGCCTTTTTCGTCTTCTTCGACAACTTCGACTTCGGTATCTTCTTCGGTTTCCTCTGTAGATGTTTCAAGGTCTACCTCCTGTGTTTCATCGTTTAACATAGTGATGGTCTAGTAGTGTGCATTTTTCAAAGTTGCACTTCTTGTTAGTTATAATTATACCACATTCAGTGGTGTCAACACACTATCCGTAGATGACGTCTTCGCGTGCTCCAGTGTGTTTTGCATAAAATGCCTCGTCACGTACCTCTGGTGTTGATGATGTTTCTGAAACAACAATCTCTACCTCTGGTGTTGATGATGTTTCATCGACAACTTCTTTCTTTGCTCGTGCCATGATTCTTTTTATTAAACTAATAATACCTCTACTCATAGTAGAGAGTGACATCAAGTGCGGTCCCCGCAATCGTTGCATAGAGCCCCGTACTAAAGTTCGCACCGCCAAGGTTGTGATAGCCGACTGCTGGAGTAATCGTATTGTTGATTACTGTCGTTGCTGCGCTTGTATTGTCCCAAAACTTGATAGTACCTGCGTTTGTACTGTTGACGTACATTCCAACAAGAATACCAGGTCCTGTCTTTACAAGTCCTGATGCTGTTAGATTTTTATATGTGTTGTGTTTTGTCATGGTGTTATTCAGCGACGTTGAATGGTGACTCAACGGCTTCTGGTTCTTTACTTTTAATCTTCTCCAACTCTGCGAAACCTGCCTCGACCTGTTGGATTCCCTCCCACAGAGCGCGGAGGCGTGACCCTATCTCTGCATCGTTCTCACCTCCCTGGACAAGTGTCAACGCACGATTGTGGAGCGCGTTGTGCTTCTGTCCCTTGGTGATTACTCCACGTGTGTATAGTTGCTGCAAGAGGACAAGTTTCACTGCATCGAACATCTCTGTATCTTTGCAAAAGGCTTCTATCTTTGTAATTTGTAAATCTGTTAGGTAGTCTTTCATTTTCTATTATGCTACTGCTAATGATTGGGGAGCAACCTGTTGTGGTGCTCCTGTATCTTCTGTTGGCTCAACGACTCTGCTGAAGTCAATCGGCGACATGCCGCTCTCCTCCAACAATTCATTAAACAATTTTCCGATACCAGGTATCTGTGAGAACGCTTGCGGGTTTGCCACGATTTCTCGGATGATATTCGTAATCTTATCTGCGTTCTCTGCCATGCGCTTCTGCTTACCCTTGATATTGACAAACACATCCATCGGGAGTTCAGACAACTCACCCTTCATCACTTCAAAGAAACGTCGTCTGCCACCCTTCATAAAGGCTTCCTTCTTTATTTTTGTGAGTTCGGTGCGTACTTCCTCGGTGACATCTTTACCGTCGAGTATCATATCCTTAATTTCAATCTCGACCTCGTTCGACACAATCGTATCTGCAATCTCCTCAAGTTCTTCGTAGGTGAGTTCTTCGCTAAACTTCTTCCCTCCGTTCATGTCCTTTACGAGATACCCGAGAATAAGGTCACGGTAGAGCACATCGGCAAAGAACGTCGCAATCTTACCCTGACGATACTCATGTATTCCTTGCCCTTGCTGTACCACGAGCGACTGGAGTGCAAACGGTGTTCCTGAAACTGGGTTAGTCCCGAGTTGTGCATCACTTGCAGAGCCAATAATCCGTGCGCTGTTCTCTGTTTGTATCTGGTGATTTTGGAACGCTTGAAGGTTTTGAAGTGTACCGTCGAGTCTTTGTGTCATCGCTCCCTTTTCCTGCTTGATTACAGTATTGAGTTTCAATTCAGAGAGTTTCTTGTTCCCGAGTTCTTCACTGTCAGTGATGATGACGTTGATGGCACTATCAAGGAGTTCCTTAATCTTGATTCCTGAATAGTTATTCCATACTTGCGGTTCAAAGAGTGACTCCACGATAGAGCGACCACAAGCGCGCCCCTTCGAACGTACCTGGTCAATCTTGAGTGCCTTGAAGTTCTGTGCAAGGGGCTTGTCTTTGCCCTTGTAAAGAGTTACGCCGTTCTTATTCCCTGCTTCGTCATGGGTGAGACAGACTATCTGCATCTGGTCCTCGTATGTGTGCGGTTCTGCGGTATCGTCGAGCCATGTTGCGGGTAGTCTTCCTCGGAGTTCGTATACCTTTACATACTTCCCTGGTGTCTTTACTGTTCCATCGTTCGCAATCGGGACATTCTTTTCTGAGAGTGCATCGTACACCGCGCGGTCAATAGCATCTGCATCCCATGTATTCTTCATCTCATTGAGTTCTGCAATAGAGTAGTTATGCTCGATACAAATAGGACCCGCGAGAACATCAGTCTGGTCACAAAAAGCAATCGTCTTTAAGTCAACCACCTCTGGTCTTGTTTGCTTTACATCCTTTACAAGCACCAAATCATAGATAATCGAAGTCTCTACAACCTCGTCAATAAACGTATCAAGTTCATTGTTCCGCGCCCACTGTGGGTGATACTTCTTGATGAGGAATGACTTGTAATAATACTTCGAGTCGTTTACATAGGGAATAATATCCTTTACATCAAAACCTTCCGAGCGGAACGCTACGTTTACAATAGGAGTGACAATATCATTGTATGGTCTGAGTCCGTCATTCTTCCCTTGGTGAAACCACCCATTCGACACGTTAGTACAACGCTGAATGTGCTCGTACATACTCCAGTCCTTCGAGTTTGTGAGTGGGACGCGAGATGTACGCCAGTTATTCTTCTCAGTCGTGATGTATGAGTACACGTCCTGATTCTCCATTGAGAGTGCCATGTTACGTTAAAAGCAAATTATTCATAAAAACTTCTCTAAATATCTCATCTGAGTAAAACTTCTTCCCCTGTTGTGCCGTCATACGTCGCTCTGAAACCTGTTTGCCATTCTTCACCGTGACGTACATTTCAGTAAGCACAAACTCTGGTTTCAATTCCATAAGTGTTTCCTGCACATTGTTTGTCTGCTTTTTATATGTTTCCCCGTTGATGATTGCAGTCACCGAGTACTTCTTAGAGTTGTTTGACATAAGTACAATAATTATAACACAGTTTTAGATTGCAACATTTTTTTCTGGCTCGTATTCACTGAAAGAAACTGGTTTTTTGAAAGGTGGTCGAGCATGGTGAAGCATCATACTCAAACTATCGAGAACATCATCATGTTGCCCGTTCGGGAAGGTGCGCATCTCATCAAGCAATTCTATGTTATCCCCGATGAGGAAAATACTCCTGCTCTCCCATCGTGGTATAAGCCCACGTATACGAGTTTCTTTCTTTGTACCCTGATGCTTCACCGGAGTTATTGAAAAGAATATCGAACGCTTGCGCATCTCGTCCTCAATGAATGGCTGTATCGCCATGGTAAATGTAGTCTCCTCAAGTCCTATGAAAATCGGATTGTATTCCTTTTTAAGGTAGAAAATATGGTCAATGAGTTCCTTACTATTTACCTTCAACCGATACGTCTTCACATACCACTTGTTGTCTACCGATACACGGTTTATAGTCACACCAGTGAAGTCTGCACTCTCCTTTTCACTCACTGCGCTGTCAATCGTGATATAGCATGTAGTCTCCTTCTGCATCACGGTATGCTCCACCTCAAGTTGTACATATTCCTTCTTAAACTCTGCAAGCATCTCGTCAATTGGTTTGTTCATCATCTCATACGAGAACACGAGCGAGCCGAGTTGCTTACGCTTCGATTCGATAGATACCTTCCCTGTATCTCCAACCTCCTCGTCAGTCATAACATACTTCGACTCCCATGCCGGCTTGTCGTCAATAACTACAGGTATATTGCGTACACGTATCTTATCGTCAACCTTCGCGCGGTCAAACAGATACTGGATGTTTCCTGCTTCGGTGATGTAGTTACCCAAGTAGAGCATAAATCCATCGGTGCTCATACCTGCCATGGCTTCACTGATGTGGTCCGCTACTTGCTTCGTATACGCTGCGGAGTCCTTTGTCTTGTTTGTCTCAATATCGTCGAGAATAAGGCAGTCCGGTCTTTGGTTAAGGTGAAGGCGTCCTCGCACTGATTCTTGCGTACTATGCGCCTCGACACGTATGCCGTTCTCCGTGACGAAGTTACTGATACGGTTTTGTTTAATTTCGTCTATACCTCTCGACTTTGCAAAGAGTATCCCGAAGTCAGATTGCAGACGTAAGTTGTTCACCAACTCAAACGCAACATCAAACAAAATACGCTCTGCGTTCTCTTTGTCGAATGAGTCTACGTTGATATAGTTTCTTTTCTTGAAGACGACCATCCATATCACAAATAGTTTCGCAATAGATGTCTTACCCGACTCTCGAAACGCAATCCATGCTACTTCACGTATTTTGTTTTCTACAAGGTCGTGACAATCTTGAAAAAACTCATAGTGATACGGAGCAAGCGCATACTTGAAATATGTACTGAAGTAGTACACACAGAAAAGCCCGAACGAATGTTCCGCAAGGAATACGCGCTCAGGCTTTGTACCGTTTAGCATTTTTTCAAGTGCCTTTTTTGTCATTTCAATAATTGGAGTAGTGCTTCTTTTTCTTCGGAGGTGAAAGTTTGTGTCACAATCTTATCTCCACCAGTTGTAACGTCTGTCCTCTGTATAGCCTTGCCCTCAGTGCGGTCTATAATGTCCTTGGCTGCGTTTAAACGCACTGCCTCGTTCTCTGCACCAGTTGCAAGCGCAACGATGGTGCTATGGGCAATTCCTTGCGCCTCACGGAACTTTTCTAGTATAGATGGCTTCCTGAGGTTTTCTGAGGCAATTTGTGCAGCAGTGTTTTCACTCACTGTATTGTACACCTCAAGTGCTGCCTGAGTACCATTTCCCGTCTCTATATACCTCTTCAAAAACTTATCTTGTTTTGGTGTTAATTCTCCCGCTACCATAGTAAGACTATTATACAATCCAACCAGACAAATGTCCAAAAATACCCACAAACCTGTCGTGCCGGAAGGTCGAGATGGGGATAAAAACTCGAACACAAAAACCAATACCAAGTCAATACCAATTACGCTTGACATATTGACACGGTACCTGTATGCTGTACCAGAGGCACAGCGTACAGGTGACTTTTATGGTATAATCCATAAAAAGCCGATTCTACGGCTAACCTTCGCCATTTACTACATCACGCTTAAAAAAAGTGTCAAGAGCACTCTATATTTTAAGCCATAAAATAAGCACTCAAAATAAAAAATAAGGGTCAAAAAACCCTTATTTTAAGCCATCTGCATTTTTTGATTTTTTAAAACACTTCTTCGTTTTCTTCAGAAACTTCTTCTCTATCAAGCACAATAGCATCAGTTTTTTTGAAAACTCCAGTAAGTATATCCCTCGTACTAGTATCGGTTATCTCCCACTTCAATGAACTGTTTTCACCAGTTCTTGTGACTATTTTAGTCGACGCAAGGTTCTGCAATACGGTTCGTATAACCCTTGTATCAAGTCCTACTGAGTCTGCAATAGTGGCGGTAGTGAGCACATCAGAGTATGCAAGCACCTTCAACACCTCTCTCTTTTCCTCATTACCAAGTGATAGCCCGAGCCATGTGAGTATCTGCATATCGTCCTTATCAAGGTCACGTCCACGCATATACCGCAACGCCTTCGCTATATTCATCAATTGGAGTGCAGTACGCATAGGCATAGCAGGTGTTGGTATACGTTCTACCTCTTTAGAGAACTTATCTATCTTGTTGACTGTGCGTATTTTCTCTGCAAGGTCTGATATTTCGATAATTTCCTCAACCTGTTCAGGTAGTAATTCAACATCAACTCCAACAGCACTTCTCACGACTTCCTGTATGTATGCACCGTATATCTCTGACAGGTGTTCATCGAGTTGCTTGCCATATAGTTTACGTGACAGTGCGAGTCGCGTTGCTTTACGCTCATCATACGGCTTCATGCGGTAGTACATAAATCGCTCACCCATATCAGATACATCTTCAAGATGTGCGTATATGCTCGGAGTACTCCCAGCGATTATACCGAGATACCCAGACCATTCTAGCGGTTCTGGCTTATTACCTACATGCTTAATCATCTCACCATCATAGAGCATACGGAATTGAGAGAGTATTGCGTTCCTGGACTCAATACCACGTGAGAACAGCACGGTCATGTCACTTATGGTTATCATCCCCTCCTTCCCTATCTTCTTGAGGAGTGAAAGGTCTTTACCACCCGCAGCAACACCACCAGAAAGGAATGTGTTTTCAGTAATATCATCCACTCTATGTATGTATTTCTTATCAGTCATAGAGAGTGGTCTGATTATCTGTGACTTTCCGCCCGATGATGCACCGATTATGACAAGCCATATAGGGTCCCCGAGTTTGAGTCTGTTGGCGACGATGGTTGCAAGTGCAACATCTATGATGGCATCATCCTCCATGTAATAGTACTCACGCACCTGTGCTTTGATGCTATCGAGGGTCATACAAGTTTCTTTAATTCTTCTAGAGCAGTTTTGAAGTCGCAGTTGTGTACTACCTTATACACATCAAGGACATCCCCATGCTTACCACATCCGAAGCAATAGACCGTATTCGTATCAGGATAATAGGTGAGTGATGGAGTGTTTTCGTTATGCCATATACAGCAGGCCTTCTTCTGTTTGAACTCGATAAGTTTCGATATTGGATATGTTTTGACACGTTCCACATCAGTATTATCACGTGCAACGTATCTACTATTTGGTATTTCCTTTGGGGTATTTGCTTCTATATATGCTTCATGGAAGCGTACTGAGTCAAAGACACTAATACGCCTTGCTGCATCAGTTATTACATCCTCGATACTCTCATAGTGTCGAGCAGTCTTAAGAAGATTATGTAAGTCACCGCCATGTTTTACATAGTCTGTGATGTCTTTTATGTTCGGACGTTCTGGTATGAACATCACCTTTGCTGTTGGTATGTGCTGTAGTACCTTCACCATACCCTCAGCACCAGCATTATCATTATCATAACAGATTATGACATCCTTACCTGCAAGTATATCTGCCCATTCGGGTAGGAATGTATTTGCACCACCAGTTGACGATACTGCGGGGATATTATGACTCCATGCAACGAGCGTATCGAGTTCCCCTTCAGTGATAAGTACCTGCGGTGCGTCCGTTATATATGGACTACCATAGAGAAACGCCTTACCACCTTTATCGTATATATACTTCGGCTTGATATCTTGTGCGGGGTCGCGGCGATACTTATTAAAATTACCACCCTGCACTGGTATCTTAATACAAGAACCAATGTATGGGTGGTCGTACACTTCAAGTCCAAATTGAGCAATCACCGAAGGTGTTATACCACGATGAGTAAGCCAATCTATAAGTCTATTATCTTGCATAACGATAGTATAGCACTTGCATATAAATATGCAAAAGTGTATACTGTGGACAATGAAGTCAAGACAAGAGGAGGCAGTCTCGTATTACCGCAAGGGATTTTCGCAGTCTGAAATAGCAGAGATACTTGGAGTGAGTCAGTCTACAATATCTCGGTATTTTAATAACCCAACAAGAGCGGAGATAGAAGATTTTTATGAAAATTATGCCTATGGTGCGAGGGTAACTAAAAACGGTAAAAAGATAGTTTTCAATCGTCGGTATCGAGATATTGAGGGGTCATCAGATGATGATGATAAAGTGGTAAGGACTGAGTACTATTATAATGATGGCACATTCTGGGCAGACCGTTTTTATCATTCAGTGTACAGAATACCAGTATTTGATTCAAAGGAGAGTTGGGAGGAATATATGAAATTACAAAAAGAACAAAGTAAGAAAAGACGTAAATTATGGGGGTGGAAATAACCAAACAAGACTTTTACAAACGCTTTATTGTCCGTCCACTCTCATACTCACAACTCTCTGCATGGGAGTACAACAAGGATGAGTGGTACGAGCGGTACATCCTCAACAAGAAGACACCCGCCAACTCTGCGATGCGTGCTGGGACTCTGATCGGAGACTCCATAGGTACTGAGAAGTCACTCGTGCCCATGCTCACACCACCCGGAGTAAAGGAGTACGAGTTACGCGCATCCCTCGGAGACATCCACATAGTGGGGTATTGCGATCACTACTGCCCGTCCACACGCACACTCCACGAGAACAAGACGAGCACCAACCGCAACAAGTGGAACCAGAGGAGTGTCGATGAGCACAAGCAGTTGGATATGTACGCGCTCATGCTGTTCCTCACTCACGATGTACTCCCCGATGACCTCAAGATATACCTCAACTACATACCAGTGATAGAGGGTGCAGATATGCGGTACTACCTCCCCGACCCTGTAGAGCACTACACGTTTGAGACTTCACGCAACGAGAAGCACCTCGTAGACATGACACGATATATAGAGAACACGGTAGAGGATATGTGCGCCTACGCTGTCCACAAGGACACCTTGCACACCCAAGAGCCAGTGGTATAGTGTCAGTATCCCACTTGGGAGTTATTCAATAAGAGATATAAGATATGTCTAATGAACTTACAATCACAGAAGGTAGCGCACTCGAAGCACTCAAGAACAGTTACCCACAACACACCGAGGATAGTTATGTGAAGGTGGTACTCCCACAGATTCGCTTCAAGGCGAAGGCGGTACTCGATGATGCCGGTGAAGCAGTTATCCTCAAGGCGGGTACGTTCGTACTCGTGAAGCGCAGTGATGAGAAGGACGAGCATGACAAGTACACCTACGAGGAGACCCCTATTGGTTCAAGCGTCACCGCAGACGTACTCTATGAGCGTTACCGTTTGAGTTACTACGATAGTGCTAACAACGCGTATGTATCA